CAAATACTTTCCAAGGCCCCCAACTGTGGTCGCCCGGTGGCCTTAGCTTAATGCTCTCTTGCACATCAAGTGGTGCAATAACTCTGAGGCCAGTGATGGGGTCTTTGAGGTATGCTTTCATTCCCCTGAACTCACAGGTTCGTGTCTTCTCCATCTGACCACTCAGGATGACGTGAGTTCCGTCTTTGACAGCTTCAACATCGTATGCTGTGGCTACCGGAAAGAGCTTTCCCTCCAAAGTTGGTGCATTGGTGACGATGAACACAGTTGCAAGTATGACCAACAGTGAGCCATAGGCTCCTTTGATAAATGGTTTCATAGCACCATACCTCCTTTGAGCATGAAGGTAATTAGAGCCATAAGGATTGACCCTACCAACAGCTTAAGTATCCATGACAGGTGGCCGTCGATAGCATCAAGGCGTCTTGTGTACCCCCTGTGCCGCTCCTCTTCAACTGCACTGGTGGTTTCCAGTTTTGTTATTCGAGCTTCCATAGTGGTTTTCCATTGTTCTTCCATCGCCCTCTTACTTTCTATTTAGGAATCTTTGTGTGACAGCTATGCCAAACACAGAGGCTACAATTGTACTGAAGTGTGATTTGAACCATTCGGGCAATTCTAATGGTGTCAGGTAGTCTGAGGGAAATGTGCTGTCTACGAATATAGCCCCTATGTAGATTGCGCATGTCACTTCCGCTATGAACAAGGGCAGACGCCCCATCCATGTGCCGAACTTAATCTTACGTACAGCAGAGTCAGCCTCAATGGCTGCCTGTGTTGTCGCATGTTCCAGCTTATTTTTGTCCTTCTGGTTGTCAAGGTACTTCTCACCCAACTTGAGGGCAGGTGACAGGAGAAGACTTACTAACCACTTTACCACGGCTTTGGCCTCCCTGCGTCATCCCAGCGGGCATAGAGGGCCGTCAGAGCCCCTAAGAGAATTATGGCACCTATAACCACCGCAACGATAGAATCGCTTGTAAGGGCCTCCTGCTGCTCAGAAACAGCATCAGAGACTTCCTTGACGATCACAGCAGCTCCACCAGCGCCAGCAGCTGTACCGCCACCAACAGTACGGGACTTCTTCAGTGGCTTACTGTTGACTACACCGTAGCCGTCAGTAAGCAACAGCTTATCGTACTTCTTAGCTAGGTTGGCGATCGAATGTGCCTTGTCTGTACCGTTGATGATGCGTCTGGCACCTACGTAGTTTGAGCGGTTGAGGGTCATATAGTCCGACAGCTTCTTACCTGTGAACCAACCTTCCTTCGAGCCCACCACAAGTATCTCAGCTGCATACTCAGGCTCCAGAAGCCGCTTAGGTTTCTCCACGAAGTCAACACCAAGTTTCCTTGATGCCTTCTCATAGTTTGCCTTCCAAGTGAGCTGCACATAGCCCATGCCTACGTAGGGGTAGTATTTCTTTGACTTGAGGTACTTCTCGCCACCGTACTCCCTGACAGGCTTCATAGTGGCTGCCGTCTCCCAGTATGCAGTTGCAAGGACATAGGCAGCCTGATTTCTCAGGAGCCCATGTTTCTTACAAGCAGCAATGATCTCTGGGGTATCACCGTGCGTTAGGTTTTTCATGATGTTCCTTTCAGTGCATCTTGAAGTTCATTTTTGAACCTACGTGATACAGCGGCTTGCACTTGGGCGGTACTACGACCAAAGTACTTCTTGCCACCGTTAGCACCACGTTCCTCGTAGATAGCTATGATCAGCTCACGCTCTGAGGCCATAGGTCCAACCTTCTGTACAGCACGTTTGTAGATTTTAGCAGCCCCACCAGAGCCGTGCTGAACCGCAAGGGACCACACAACGTCCTTCATGGACTTGGAGGCTGACGCTTCATTGAATGAGCTGCCAAGTTTCTTGACTGCCTTATCATAGTGAGTTGCCTTGATGAACTCATGCTGTGTAGCAGCGTTCTTAGGGTCACTCATGATCTTCTTGAATGCACTTTGGAACGCCTTGGAGCCTGTACGGGCACCACCTGCACCACCAGCTTCCTGTAGCTGCTTATATGTATCAGGATGACGTTTCTTCAGGAAGCCCATGTAGTTGTTGAACGTCCCTGTCTTCGTAGCAATCTGATACTTACCATAGCTTGGTCCGCCTGTACGGTCCCTACCAAAGGCAGTGAAGTCACCTCTGCTTTCATACTTGGCAGAGATACTACCAATGTCAGCATTGGCTTCACGTACTATAGGGTCAGCAGCTTCAGTTTCTCGTTCAATACGTATCTGCTCTTGCTCTTCAAACTTTTTCAGCTGTTCAGCCTTGACTACATCAGCAGCTGCTTCCTTTGCATTGTCAACAAAGAATTTAGCATTGTCGCCGTAGACAGCACCTTCCTCAGGTGTTTCTTGAGCAAGGGCTGAACCTCCAGCCATCTCCTTCTTCAGCTTTTCCATAGCCTCTAAATCGTCTTTGTCCTTAGGGGCAAGGGTTTCCATGTTAGCCTTGAGAGCTGACATAGCATCAATGGACGACTGAGCTTTATCGTACTCAGCCCCAACTGTCTTGAGCCATACCTGACCACCTTCCATTTCAAACTTCTGAGGAGCGCCTCTGTACGGGAGTACCCCTTGTTCAGCTGTACGTCTAATGTTAGCAGCATCTGGGCGAGTGGGGTCCAGTTTGAACCTTTGTGCCTTCTCATCATAGATAACACCGTGGCGTTCTGAGAAACCTCTAATGTAGTTCTGATGCAGTACGGTCTGGTTGTCGAAACCTTGACGGTAGACCTCACGGAGCATTGCTTCCTTATTGGGGTCAAGTTTGCCCACTTTCTGCAGAGCCAACTCTACCTTGCCAGCGTTGAACTGTGATGCCAAAGCCTCACCTGAGGTCCTGTGTTTAGCAGAAGCTAGGTCAGCAGCGTAGGTGGCTGACAGGTACGCAAAGTTCTCAATACCTTCTTCCTTGCTCATTGATTCAGTGTTGTTGACAGCCTCCAGAAGTCTAGCAGTGTGCTTCTGACGTGTACCGTCGCCCATATTAAGGGGACCAGCTTCATCAAGTTCAGGAATACTACGTCCACCGGCCAAGGTTGTAATAAGGTCCTTGCCAGCTTTCTCAGCAGCGTCAGAACTATTCAGGATGTTAGGTAGGTTGTTAGCAGCATCAATGAAGAGTTGACGTTTGTTCTCAAGGTGGTTAGACACTTGAGACAACTCAGGTAGGCCCTTTAGCACATCGGCAGAGGCAAACAGCCCCTGTAGGGATGCAGGGTCATTGACCAGAGTTACAATTTTAGCATACTCTTCAATGGTTGCCTTCTTGTTTGTAGACTGCGAAAGACTACGTAGGATGTTACCTTTCATACGCTCAAGGTTCTTGCCCGGGTCAGAGGCTTCTTTAATAATCCCTATGAACTTTTCGAAGCCCTCAAGTCTCTTCATGGTCTCTTTGGTGTACTTGTCTTCAGCATTACCATTGATCTTAAAGATTTGGTCCTTAATACCAACAAGGGCATTCTGAGCATAGTCAAAGTCAGCCTGTGTCAACATGCCACCCATCTGTTCAGCCTTCTGGGTCCACGCATCAACGAAAGACAGCTGGTAGGCATCAAGTAGCGTATCAACAGCCCCTGCCTTACTGACGGCATTGACGTTATCCATCTGAAGCGTCTGTGCTGCATTCTGCATACCTAGAACAAAGTTCATGGCCTCTGCGTTAGCTTCTTCTTCACTCTTGCCAGAACTACGGGCCAGACGATAACCAGTCTGGAACTCTTCGCTCTCAATCATCTTCATGTGTGCTTCTTGAGCAGGGGACTGCATGGACTCACCAAGGTCTTCCCCTGTGATACCCTTCATGACAGCACTAATGTCATTAAAGGCCATGCCCTGACCCAACGCACTCTGTACCAGCTCTGCGTTCTTGGCAGCTGCTACCGCTGGAGTGATCTTACCTGCATTCAAGAGCGACTGGTACTGTAGAGCCTTGTCTCCAAGGTTTGCCATACTTTCTCTGTCGATCTCTGCACCACGTTGGGCATAGGTAGGGCCACCGGAGCCGCCCTTCCCATGTCCTGTAGCAGCAGCAAGCATCTTACCTAGGCCGGGGAGTGCACCCCCTATGATACCAGCCCCTGTAGTAGTGGGGATGTTAACCTTGGTAGGAGGCGCACCTATGTCGTCTAACTGTCTTGTAAAAGCGGCCATTAGTCTGTTTTCCCTTGTTCTGCTATAATTTTAGCCCAGTTTGTGTATCCAGCCTTTATTAAGGATTTGATTAACTTAAGGTTAGCTAACTCTGCCCTTGTTGCAATGGAACGCATTAGAGACTCTTTCTGTTCAATGCTGAACGGTGACGTCTGAACCTTGATAACAAGAGCGTTTAACTGTTCAGTGGCTATCTTCATGCCCTCATCAGTTGAACGATCTCTTAGCATCAGACGCTCAGCGAGTGTGTTGATTTCACCTCTGAACTCTCTCAGCTCTTTATCATTACGATAGACAGCTGTTTGAGCGGCGTAGTAGTTTTGTAGCTTCAAAGGTGATACACCCATAGCTTGGGCAACCCCCTCGATTGTACTGAACTTCAACGGAGCAGGTTTGCCGTTCTTGGTCAGGTAGTTTCCGTACATCAGGATACCGTAAGCCTTGGCATAGTTGTCGAGAGCACTAGGCTGACGAAGAACCTTCATGGCAGCATCTGTGAGTGTTACTGTTTTATCCCCAGAAGCAACAGCCATAAAGTCCATAGTTGCATCCCATAGACCCTTGGCAATGCTTCCTGAGGGACCACCAACGATCTCCCAGAAGTTACCTTCTTCCATCTTACGGTATGTCTCAATGACACCACCCATGACGGACATACGGTTAGCAATACCGATACCAACCTTACCAGTCTCATCGTCAGGCATCAGCAGGTCAGACATGGTGTCAATTACACCCCACTTGAGAAAAGTGTAGCGGGGGTCATTAGGTTCCCAACCAAACTTCTCAGCAATGTGTTCAGATGTACCCGGCATCATTGCATCGACACCGAAGCCAGCCATGCCGTACATAGGTGCCATAGCAACGAACATACGAGCCCTCTCATCCCACTTCAGTCCACGTCCAACGAAGAGTGCTTCAAAGGAACGCATGGTGTATGACAGCCACTGTGTGGGAACCTTACGCCAATCGTCCTGTGCCCATGAGCGTGCCATGTTGGTCATGTTGAACGTCAGGTCAGCATCACGTCTAGCGATACTCCGACGAGCAGTCATGTTGCCTCTGAGCATAACGCCGGGGTTGTCCAGCTTGAACTCAAGGATTGATGTGAACAGGCCAGACAATTGGTTCTGTCGCTCACCCCAGTTGAATGGGGCCAAACCTACGTCATTAGCTTTCGAGATACCTTTCTTGATACCACGCTTAGCATTGGACTCAATCTGCCGTCCACCAAGTTCCATGATGTCAGCACCAACGATGCCCCTGCCGCTCTCACGTACGTACTCGAGCATGTCTTCAACTTCATTCTCAGGAATGTTGAAGTGCTTTGACATACGTTTGTTGAACAGCTTGAGAACCTCAGGGTCAGTCTCCTTAACCATCTTACGGAACATGAGTGCCATTGTAGCACCCTTTGCGCCGGCTCTAGGTGACGCAGCTATGATAACCATAGCATGGGCAGCCTGTAGTGGAGCCTGAAAGATGTTAAAGAAACCAAAGGCACTCTGGAAGCCTACCTTCAACAGCACGTTAGTAGGGTCACTCAGGTTAACCTGTTTACCCATTGTGTCAAAGACTGTCTCTTGAAGACGTTTGGCATTGATCTCCAACATAGACTGCAGTGGGCCTTTAGTACCTATGCGACGATGGATGACACTACGCATGTGCTCCATCTGGGAAGCAAATGCACCAGCTTCACCTGTGTGCCCCATGTCCTCAGGACGTACCTTAGCGTTCATGAAAGCCCGTCTGTAGTCAACGATATTATCGCCAGCTGTGCCTAGGCCCCATGCTTCACCATAGCCTTCACGAATGGCAGTCTTAACCCACCCTTCGATCGACCTAGTTGTACCAGCCTCAAAGGCCAGACGCATGATCTCATTGTCCAGACCTATGGATACACTGTTACTAGGTGCAAGGTGTTCAGACTTGTGACCACCTACGTGCATGAGCCTCTCTTGTCCGCGTATCTGACTTGTGGAAGCCATCTGACCAGCTGTGAGGTTTTCAACAGGGTCATCACTTATGCTGTCGATAACAGCCTGATCACGCTTCTTAGAGCCAATAACCCCGTGCTTCTTGAAGTTCCAGTTGTATTTCCCTGAGAACTTTTCAAAGTCATCCAGAGAATTAATGGTAGTGTTCCAATCGTTATTCGCACGAATGAAGGCGTCCTTCTCACCCTTAGGCATATCAGACGCTGCAACTCTACGCACTTCTTCCAACTGTTTGGCAGCCGCTTCAGCTGACTTACCTGATGAGGCAGACAGCAGAGACTTCTTACGTACACCATCGACTACGATAAAATGTGTAGCGTGTGTATAGTCAACACGACCAGAGATAGCAACGCCCATTGCGTCACTAGGTGTGAGCAGCCCAATATCATCTGGGTTAGCAACATGGAAGAAAAGTCCTTCTGCATCATTTGGTGGCTTGAAGCCGTCCTTTGTTTTGAAGACTGTCATCTTAGCTTTGTCAGCATCAGGGATGTCTTTGAGCAGGTACTCTTGGTTCTTGTACCATATCTGAGTGTCATCTGGTAGCTGTGTTACGCTGACCTTCTTACCAGCTGTACGCCATTGGCCAGCTTCCTTACCCATGTTCATACCGATACCTTGGTATCCATGAGCAACCAAGTCACGCATCACAGACGTAGAGCGCAGATACCACTGGGTCATCTCCATCTGGGTCATTGCCTTATGGGCATCCACCTGTGCTTGTGTAGGAGGGTTACCCATCTTATTGGTGTAGTCAGTTATGAAATCATTGGCTGACTTCCAGTCCCGTAGAATGCTGTCACGCTCGATTACCTTGTAAGTGTTGAAGGTCTTAAATTCATCACCAGTCAGCTTGCCTATTACGTCATCAAAGACTTTCTTCTGCACGCTCATGGCATTGATGGAAGCCTCGCCCAACTGGTTCTCTGTAGCCCAACCGCCAACATCACGGGCTGTTGAGTTAGCAATACCTGTCTTGTGAAACAGGTTGTTCCAGAACCCGTGGGTAACTTCAACAATTGCAGCGCGTTCAAGATCAGGAGCCAAACCTGTCAAGTTTAGGTTGTCCGTCTTAGAAAGAACAAATCCCTTGGAGGCATCTGTCTTGTCCAAAGGAATTACCTTGACGTTAGACTGGTTGGACTTCAGTACGTTTGAAAAGACTTTAGCAGCCTCTTTCTCTGTTTTGAACGGTGCACCGTTGGACTGCCCAAAAAGGTTCATGACATAGTGCTCACGTGGACCTACACGTTGTACACCAGTTTTGAACAGAGCAAAAGACTTCTCTGAGACCTTATTTTTGACTAACTGTTTTACACCAGCCTTCCCAACTCTTTCGGCCTCTTTTATGATCGCAGCGTCGTCAACTACACGACCAGCAGCACCAGAGTCAACGATGCGGGTAATCCTGTCCAACAAGGTCTTCTCTGTTACTATTCTCTCAGAAGAGCCCATGCTAACCACTGGACGTGCTGTCAGGTTGTTGCCTTCTTCGAAGCTGCCTTCCAAGATCATCTGGAAGTTAGTTGGACTGAGGTCGTCACTTGCCTCAAGGATTTCCTCTGCCGTCTCAGAACCTTTGGACATTGCCAGCTTAGTGGAGTCTGGTGTAGGCGTAGGGCTGTCCTCAATATTTTTGAGTAGCTTCTTTGCACGTCTGGAAGCCTTGGTGCCTTGGACAACAACCTTACCGGCCTTGGTAACAGTCTGCCCAATACCTAGGAGATCGACAGCACCCCAGAACTTTGATACGTTGTCATCAGCAATGGCTACGTAACCGCCGCTGTTCAGGAAGCCCTGAAGGTCACTAAGGAACATCTGGTTGATACCTCCGCTAGGACCTCTGGCCATTTCATCAGCATACCCTTTGAACCACGTCTTGAAGTTCTCTGTTGACATGGTGATCATCTTAGACTGGATTAGCATCCCCTGCTTCTCATCGTCACCTGTGAGGTTACCTTTGATGCCAACAGTAGAGTCATAGACTATGACGCCACCTAGGTCAGCCAACCAACCACCCCAGCCCTGCTCTTCATCCTTGTATGTATCAAGAATGTCTTGAGCAATCCTGTTGTTCAGGTTGTACCGGAACCTGCTAGGGTTAACCTTAGGGTCCTCTGCATCAAGGGCAGTCTGGAAGTCAATATTCTCTGCACCGTCCACATCTTCAGCCATCTGGTTGGACGCTTGCTGACTAGCCAGAAGTTCTTCTGCAGTCTGGGGGTTGCCTTCATCATATCGACGGTCAAACTCCTCTTGCACACGACCACCAACCTTACCCTTAAGGGCAGCCTTAGCTTCAGCTGGGTCTTCAATATCTGGGTACAGAGCCCCTACAGCAGGGTCAAACTCAGTGTAGCTGTCTGCCTTAGCATTCTCATTATCCTCTTCACCAATAGCGGGAGCATTTGCTTCTTCGTATTCTTCTGCTGTGAGTTCTGGTTCCATGATATTTCCTTACCTAAAATGACGCCCCGGCCTTCCTTAAAACCCAACTGGGAAACTAGCAGCCTGTCTTGTGTCCTTCTTCTGGCCTCCCCAGCTTGCGAAGTTACTTGCGAAACCAGCTATGCCTCCCATGAGCGAAGACATTCCTCCAGCATTCAAGCCGTCGATACGTGCACCTGTAATCTTAGCACCAATAGCCTGTTGACCTGTACTGAAGCCCATCATCTCACCTGCTTGGCTTGCAATACCACTGACTGCTCCAGCAACTGCTGAAGATTGACCAGCCCCTTGGGCCTGACCTTGCATCTCGACCTGTGCACGTTTGATTGCAGCCTGACGCATGGCCTGACGGCGCTGACGACGAGCTACATTATCATTAGCCCGCTGCTGTAGCTTCATAGCCTTCTTCTGAGCGTCCATCTGTTTACCTTGGTAGTACATAGAACCAATGGTCCCAACTACCGTAGCAATTGCTGCGATTGTACCAATAGCCATGATCATATATCCTTATTGTATGTCTGTTCAGATAAATCGTACCCACGGCGCTTATATAGCAGCTGTAGGCTCTTTACGTTCTGAAGATCAGATACGTTTACTTGTGTTGCGCCTGAGACCTTAGCCCAAGCCTCAAAGGCATCAAGCATGGCGACTGCCACCCCTGAGCCTCTGGCTTCTTTGTTACACCACCAGAACATCTCTGATGCGAGTACGTCATTTGAGAAGAGAGGCTGATGTAGGATACCAATGAAGAACCCTACATACTCGTCTCCGTTCTTAGCTAATAGGTAGAAGTACTCAGGGGAATTGACTGCCTCCAAGTACACTTGATTAAACTTCTCAAGGTCGAAGCCCAACTTGTATCCGCTCTTCTTAGCTTCACTGTGGAACATCTTCGACATGATTGCTACCTCAAGCAAGTCGTCGGGGGTTGCCGCGACTAACTTAGTACCTTGCATTTATTCCTCCGATCATACTCCAGCCCAGAAGGATGAAGTCTTTACCTTGTTCACTCTCATACTTCAGACGTATTGAACGTCCACGTCCTCTGACCTTAATCCTAGAGGTGACAACACTCTCTGGGTAGTCAAAGTCAGTAAGGTCGCCTGCGTCCACTACAGGGGTAGGCTTGAGCCTGTACACCTGCTGTGCAGTACTTGAACCAGCTGACTTGAAGTCCCAGTAGGCAGTTATCTTACAGCTGGAGGGGTTGATTGCATCATAGCCACCTCCACCATCTGACTCCCAGCCTGTCTCTGTGCGACGTAGGTACGTGGTTATGTATGGAGCACTTTTCTTCAACTGAAGGTCGCCCATGAAGTCATAACCTGCAACTGCGTATGAGCTATAGTCTGTCTCACCCCAGTCAAGGAAGTCTGTACCTGAGAAGCCACCAATGGTGAACTTGTTTGTAGCACCGTCACGTATGAGCAAGGCGATCGATGGTGAGCCGGCGTCAACTGTTGCCAGCTGTTGGCTTACCACGTCATCCCCTGCACTTGTGACAACATCGTTGCCTAACTGGTCAACAACGTCCAGTGTGGACAAGGCTGAACCGAAGCCTGACAGGTAGATGAAGCCTAGGACGTAGTTTGTGCTGCTTGCTTGGTCCTCAATACGCCAAGGGATAAACGCCCGTAGCTCAAGGTCCAAGATAAGTATGTTGTTGATCTTGTTGCCTACAGTCTCACCTGAGTCTGCATAGCCCCAATAGATACGTCTGTTCACCCTGTCAAAGCCTGACTTGATTGTGGCCTTCTGGGCGTTAGTAATAGCATCGTAGTATGTCTGAATAGTCGCCAGTGATATGTTGGCCTCACTTGGAGAACCATTCACCTTGTCGAACTGCACAGTGTGGATGCCCTCTCTTGACCACCAGAAGGGTGTACCAGCAGCCTCTACGAATGTGTTGGCATTAAGGATACCCACGTCAGACACTTTGTTGATTGAGAACTCTGTCGCCTTAAAGACGCCATCAACACCAGAGATTGTCCATGTACCGTTATCAGCGAACACCATGAGCGACTGCCCAATGGCGTACAACTTACGGATACCATAGGCACCTGTGATCTTCAGTTCTCCGCCATCTGTATCCAGAAGGTCTGAGATAAGTTCTGAGGTAGGGTCATTCACCTGATAACAGTCACCAAGGTCATTGGCATCTTTGATTAAAGGTGAGAACAACACTGTACCGGAGTTTGTTTGACTGTCCAGACCAGCATAGAACACCCGACCACCAAAAGCAGCCACTGTAGCAAAACGTGAGCTTTCTGTCTCATTAAGAGACGAACTCATGTCCGCAGCAGAACCTCTATCTTTATTGAAGAAGTCCAGAATGAACAGTCCGTTTGCTGTCAAACTACGGCCAGCCCAGACTTCCCTGAACTCACTGTGGTCATATTCGTTAACGGAGTTCTTACCTGAGAACCAAGGGTGTGTCAGTGGCGGCCACCCGGTCTCATTACCTCTGTATTTACTTAACGCAGCAGCACCATCACGGTAACCGGGGTCTGTACCTTCGAACCAACCGGCGTTGTACGTATCGTACCTGCGACCGTTGGTGACGGTATCGCTAGCACTTTCTGTAGTCAACTCTTCTTTATCAGTAAACCACTTGAAGTCCCGCACCTTGAAGTCAATCTGTGACGCAGTGTTGGAGTAAGTTAGAGTACCAGAGTCATACTCACGGGCAACCGTAATTGTGTCGATTGCAGGAGATGCAACAACCAACTGACCTGAGATTGATGTGAACTGACAGGCAGCGTTAGCAGCACCCACACCACCAACGATTTCATAGGTGGACAGGTCGATCGTGCCTTCAGTTACGTAGTTACCTGATGTAGGCGTGGTAGCCTTGTTGTAGAAGTAGAGCGTATCGCCCACCTGTATCACAAGATACTCAAGCTGTGATGAGCCACCTACGTTCTCCCACGTACCTGTGGAAACGATGTCACCGTCAGCAATAGTGAAGGTTGACAGGACAGCGTTAGTCTCTGCAGCTACACCCCTGCGTCTACGTCTGGAGCCATCACGCCGAAGGTCACAGTTGAGTTCGTCAACTGAGGCATCCTCAGGAAACGTAAGCTCACCTGCTTCAGTTATCAGCCCCTTGACGAACCTGTTTACTACTTTTTGTGCTTGCTTTTGCGCCATCTGCTTTTGCCTTCATTCTCGCTTGAACTTCTCTGCCTACAGCATCACGCCGTGCAGCTGGGGTCGGCTTTGATTGTCGTAGGTGTTCACGCAGCTTTCGGACTGCACTGTCAATGTTAGAGAAGCGTCCCTTAAGTCTCTCAGGTAGCTTACCAGCGTCGATCATAATCTCATAGAAGATAAACCCTGTGCCGTCCTTCTTAATCGTGAACTTACCATTGGTCTTCTCTTGCCATTCAAATGTGGCACTACGGCCATCTTCGCTTAGTTCAAACTTACCTTCGTCCATATCGGTTCCTCTTAGTAGCCTTCAGTTGTTTGTGTTGATCATTCTGCACGTAGTTCTTCTGACGCTTAGTTGCCTGTTCAATCTTAGGGTCAGCACCACCTTTGAAGATAGAGAAGCAGACAGACTTACTTTCGTTGATCAGATATGGGAACATCGTTGCATCCAAGTCTGGTACGTGTGCGTCTGTAAGTGAGAAGATTGGGTAGGTTGTACCAAAGCCCCTGATCTTGCTTGCTTGCAGTGTGGTGTCCACTGTACTCTTGTGTGAGTCTAGGACAACGTAGTCATCGTCAAAGGATGTATATGTAGTAGGGTGACGATCGTTCCAGATGCGCAGGTTAGTGCCACCAGACTTGTCTGCCACACTGGTGACTGTTGTGCCAAGTGCTCTGGTGTCAACCATGTCCAAGAAGTCCTCAGGTTCGCACCAGCGTATCTCTCGGTACTCAAAAGAGGCGTCGTCGCTTACGTCATACCAGAGTTTCTTGACTGCCTTCACGTTGGCAGGGTATGAGAAGTGAGTAGGAAAGTCAGTGTCAGATAGAGCAGTCAGCTTCAAAAGGCTTTCGTGCTCTGGAATATTACGGGTTGCTATAATGTTGTAGAAGGTGTCTTCGACCACTTGTGCGACCTGTTCAGCTTCTACACTGTCAGAAATTGAGTTGACATCTTCGCTGTCCATAGATGACAAGATGTTCTGCACAATCTCAAGCAACGTCTTTGTCATTGCGGTCATCAGAGGTCTCCGTTCGTGTTCATCCCAAGATAAATAGCAGGAGCAGTAATACCTACGCTACCAGTGTCTGTAGTCAACCAAATTTGACCGCCATTGGTTACGAAGGTTGACAAGCAGAATATAGGGAATGCAATTGTGTAAGTCCACGGTGCTGTCTTAGCAGTGTCGAGAAACTTTGTGACAATCATTGTACCAGCCGCATGAGTGCTGCCAGCAATGTCAAGTTCCAAGGTCAGCTCTGTTGGTGAACCTGTCTTGGTTGTAATTGGTAAGTCCAGACGAAGATCATATGAGTCGCCAATGTTGATTGGTGTGACCTTATCGTTAGTTGTATCCCAAAGGCTACCTGTACCACGTATCTCACGGGGCAGATATGACTCTTCTGATGTGGAGCCTAGGCCGTCAATTGAAACTTTTGCGGGGGTAGTGTTAAAGGTCTGTTCTGAAGCGTTGTCTGAGTAGTAGCCCCAACCGCCGGGGACATAACTCCATGTACCAGAACCGGCACCATCTGCTATGTAAACCTTACCAACACCAGCTGCTGCTGCACCCTTAGGCTCATGAAGATACGGGTCTGTGAGGGTTGAGTGGTTGATATTAGCCATTGAAATCTCCAAGAGTTGTAATTAAAGGGGGCCACCAGTATTCCAGTGGCCCCAGTGTGCTTATTAGCTCCAGTCGATGTATTCAATCACCAACTTACCAGAGCCGGCGGTATGAACAGCAGTACCGTAGTTGAAACCAACATATGCGTTAGCTGCTCCTACGTTCTGCGTACCGTCAGCAAGAGCACCATCACAAACGACTGCAAAGTCATCTGCAAGGGCTGCGAGGGCGATTGCAGCATCGATGCCGTCTGCATCAATAGCAGTACCGGCTGAGTTATACAGACCGATACCCAAAGTAGCCGCTCCACCAGAGGTGAAAGCAGTGTCCACGATGAAGTGCGCTGAAACAATCAGAGCATCAGCAGGGATGAAAGCGTCAGTAGGTCCAGCAGCAGTGCTGTAAGATGCACCAAGAGTGGTAGCGTCTTCCAAGTCTACAACCAGAGCCTTACGGACACCAACAGCAGTTGAGCCGTTGGTCTGTACTTCACCCTGTTCTTCGTGCATAAGGACGGTCAAGCCGTCAGCGTTAGTCCAAGACATAATATTCTCCTTCTATGTCAAATTATACGTTAGTTTTAGAAACAACGCGAACCATGTTTTCAGGACGGTACAACTTCACGCCGTAACGTGCAGTCATGACATATTCGTCCCGCTGGAAGTCCTTGTTGTAGTCATAATCGACATCAGGCTCCTGACGCCATGCGCCCACGAATGGGTTAGCAGTCATGTCAGCAGAGAAGAACAAGTTGGCCTTACCATTGACAGAGCTGAAGTCTACGTTTGCGTCAGCAGCGGTAGGCAGAGCAGAGTCAGTGATGTCTTTCAGGTAGTTCGAGCAATATACGTCGAACCCATACACGTTCTTCAAGAAGGTCATGCCAGAAGCAATACCGTCAGATACGATGCCTTCCCAACGTGGGTTGTCAGAAACATTAACCAAGTTGGTCAAGGTGTTCAGAGTGAACTCAACAGATGGGTCAACGATAGCAACCAAGTTACGATCTGGAACATTAGCTTTCTTCAAAGCATAACGTGCACGGGCGAAGTCGTCTACTTCGATAACAGCGCCAGTACCACCAGCAGCCCAACGGTGTTCAATACCGTCGATTGCTTCATTGGAGTTAGCAGATACGCCAACTTCAGGGGTAGCCAGAGTAGTGGTCTCGAAGTGAGCCATGATCGCACGTTCCATCTCAGGGACAAAACGGGAGACCAGCTGGTTCATGTAGAATGCGTCCTGCTTAGCTTTCTTCGTGATGTAGGTTGCGCTGGACAGGTACTCATCGATCGTGAACTGGAACTCACCAGTGTCAAGAGGACGGTACTGGACAGCAGTATCTTCGGCATAGTCATCGACTTGCGCCTGACCAATCGAAGGAATGGTGAACGTATCGCCATCAGGGAAGCCGTCAAGCATACGTACATATTTCTGTGCAAACATTTCGTCGCGCAGGATTTCTTTAAGTTCGGCACTCCAGATTTCGTCGCGAATCAAGAGAGCACTATTGGTAGTGTTCATACCAGACATTGTTTTAACTCCATGTTAAAGGTTATGACATACCGAACCTTGACCCAAGTCTTTGACGGTCTTCAGCCATCTGTTGTTGTGTCTTGGGGTTGTAGTATAAGGAACGGTCTTTGCGTCGGAGGTCTTGGTAATATTTCCAGTCCCTCTGACCTGTGGTTTGTGCACCAGCTGCTTCGGTACGAATGCTTCCAGCGGTCATATCAACCTTGGTAGTCTGCGCTTCACCAATAAGGGCCATGAAGGCGGTAGGACTTTCGGCGGCTAACTCCTGCATTCGGGTCAACGGCAATCCAAGTTCTGCGGCTTTTTGCTTCACGATGTTATTAGCTTCAGCTCCATATTTATCAGCCAACGACTTGTCAACTGATGCAATGTTCTGACTAACGGTAGCATCTTTCTCTCGCTTAGTTAGTGCGTCTTCAACAAGGGCTTTCAGGTCGTCCTCACTAATGGCCTGACTGGTATCGTCGGAATTAGTGCCGCTATTATCGGGTGACGCTGCTTGAGGTGTTTCCTGCGCGGGTACAGGGTCCTTGGTCTCAAGAGTTTCAAGTAGCTTAGCAGCATAGTCTTGCTTAGCTAGGTCCTGACGAAGCTCTGCCAACTGTGTCTCTAGGGACGCAATATGGGTATCGGCTTCAATCTTCCCCTTGGCAATAACCTCTGGGTCATTCCAAGTCTCTCCACGGTCTTTTACCAGCTGCTCAATGTACGACGTGGTTTCTGTGGTCGCACCGGCCTCTGGGTTGTTTGTAGTCTCTTCGTTTGCGGGGGTTGCCGCTTGTTCGTCAAATACTGACATTACTTGTCCTTTTGGTTAAGGTCTATAGTTTCTAGGATGTCGCTGAGAGCACGGTTGTACTCATTGGCAGCGATCTGCTTGTATTCCCAGCCGGGACCATACTCACGTACAGCCTCCTGCTTGGCGAATTGGTCTAGGATGACTTCCCTGAGGTCGTCAAAAGCGTTACGGTAGGTCAAAACCTGAGCCTTACGCTTCTCCTTTTGTTCTTGTGTTTTGGTGTGGCCTTTGAGCCAGTACATCTTCATCAGACGCCTTCCTCCACTGCCATTGCTTGCTGTTCTTCCTGAACCAGAGCAAGTTCTTGTTGGAACTTCTGTGCATCTGCCTGTTCAGAGATAGCAACATTCTCTTGGAACAAATCTTCCTCTCCAAGTTCATGTGCCATTAGACGGGCAAACTCTTTACCTGACAAGTGAATAGACACTGTTGGGTCACCAGCCTTGATCTGCCACAACTGTTGCAGCTGCTGGACCCTACGAGCTCTCTCAGCGAAGTGACGTGCACCCATAGGCTCAATTGAACCCTTGCCGATAATGTCCTCTTTAGTGATACGTTGGAAGACCTGTGCTCCGCTGTCTTCATCGACAACCTCAATCATGTCTTCAGTATCAAGCAGACGTGCAGCCATAGCCAACATATCATTCAGCTGTACTTCAATGAACATGCGCTCATAGTGAGCAGTCTTGTGTTCAAAGATACGGCCAGCACTGTTCTGCAGGGACTGCACTTCAAAAGCTGTCTTCTCGCCGGGGGTACGAATACCCATAGCTTGCTTAGGTGCACCTGCCAGCTCTTCCATTAGCTGCTGTAGCTGATTGATCTGCATGTCAGCCTGTAGGGCAGTAGCATCTGGCTGAAGGTAACCAATGTCACCCTCTTCACCTAGGTAGATACGTGCTCCCGGCTCAAAGTCGAAGTCCTCAACGTCACCCTTGATCTTCAGGACAGGATACGCGATCTGGTCGAACACGTCAGCCTTAAGGTTCTCAAGGTGATCAATACGGTACTGGAGGCCGATAAGGTTATCCAGTGGACCCATTGCAATAAGGTTGTCAGGACGTTCACGCCAGCCTACGTGGTGGATAGGAGCTCTACCGTGCCACGATGGGTTCTCTTCGTTACCTACAACATACGCACGGTCAATGATCGTGATCTTACGGTCAGTCATGAACTCACCGTTTTCCTTGTTGTACATATCACCGTAGAACGTCAGCACCTCAACGTAGTCGCTGTTGTAGTACTGCTGGATGTTAGAGAAGCCGTCAGCTGTGAAGCCTTCGCCCTTCTCATAGTGTGCGTCTGTAGAGCGTACGTGCGCCCGTGCAGACATTGTTCTCTCAAATGCTTCCTTGAACAGGAGGTTGCCGTTGTGGTCAGCTTCCCTCTTCAGTTCACCAAGGGTCTTAAGTGACCGGACGATCTTTGGGCTGTCAATGAAGGTTGTGGCAGCAGGGTTAAACATGATGTCATAAGGGCTGATACGGCAGAGCATAGGGCCCTTGTACCGCTGGTGTACTTCACCATTCTCCATGACGCTGTAGTCGTCTACCCACTTGATCATTGAGAAAGCATTGCCATACAGGATGTAGTCTCTCAGCAGTTCATGGTGCGTCTGTACGAACTTGGACTGCTTGATCTTGGTACTCATGTATCCCTTGATACGCTTGGTCTTATACTGCTTAGCATCTTCCATGCTGGAGGCTGACCAACGTACCCAGTTAGCCTGAGGGAACAGGGTTGCTGTATAGTTTGCATGTAAGTTGTCAGCAATCTGTGTCAGCTTAGGTGTAGTGGTTGTGTTAGACCAAGGCAAGATAGCATTAGCTGTGCTTGTGGTGTCCGTAGCATATACGTAGTTACGGATTTCCTTAGTCTGGTCAGTCCAGTTCTGACGTAGCATACGCCACTCTGTCCACTGGTTGCCAATCTCTACCGCCAGCTGGTCTGGGGACAGAAGGTGCTCTACATCAATTGTCGTTGTCATTATCTGCTCCCTGCGCGGAATTTCGAGTTAGCCCACACAATGTTTGATTTCCGTTCGCGTCCTAAGGACCTTGTTGGTCTGACTGCCATATCAACAGCTGAAGCCAGTGCATCCTTCACGTCATCGTGAGGCGGGTTACGCATACTCAACTCATCTTCCAGATACTGAGTATTGCCACCGCGATAATGCCACATCTGAAGATTGTCATACCTAGGCTCCAAGATCGAACTGATGCGCTCTTCTTTGTTGCCCTGTTGTTTGTTAGGTCGATACTCTTCAATAGCAAGAGATAGCCCATGTGTCTTAACCTGTTCTTTGAGTTGTTTCACAATAGCCATCTGGGCTACAGTTACCTCAGCCCTCATCTTACGAAAGAACCACTTGGTGTGCGCATCGAAGATATGCTCAAAGTAGTCTGATATCCTGTCCGTACGGAACCTGTCGATATCTATGACGTACACATTGTTCTCAGCATCTACACCGATCGTCACCAGAGCCGTATAGTCAGCCTTGGTACTCAGCGAGAAAGCAAAGTCGATGGCAGCATATACGTTCAACCTGTTACCCTTGTAGTACCAGTAGGAGCCTTCGAGAACCAGATGCTTCCTATCGAAGTACTGGATTTTGTCGCGGCTTACAGGTACGTTGTCGGGGTCAGACGGGTCATTGTAGTACTGGGCCCTGAACTGTGCTCTGTCGAGATACTTACCTTTCTTCTTAGCCAGCGTTGGGATATCAAACCCAAACCACTTGCCATCCTTACGTTGCTGTCGTGGCCACAGGAACTGACCAGTGCCATCCCCCATGTCCTCAACAGGACGCTCAAAGACTTCGTAGATAGGCTCTTCGCCCAGCTGGTTACCTTCTTTATCAAAAAGTATTTCACGCATCTCCATGAGACTGTTGTACAGGTCTTTCGAATGGTAGCGTGTACCAACGACCCACTCTTGTGCGTCAGCCCCTTCAATGGATGCCAACAGTGAATACTGGGAGGCTACCTTGTTACGACCTTCTTGTGTCAGGGCGTTCTCTGCTACAACAATATCATCGAGGACAGCAATATCACAATGAAGCCCAGTGAGGCTAGTTGTAAGGCCTCCGGTGAAAACAGCAGGTTCACGAATGTTCTCCTTCTTACGCAGAGGGTGGTCAAGCCCGATCTCTGTGTTTGTCCACTTGGTCCGTTTGCCTTCTTCAACATGAAGGTGCTCAGGCCAGTAGCGTTTGAATATAGGGCTGTCGATCAATCCCTTGATGAACCCTAGCTGCTTCTCTGCCAAGTTGGCTGTGGCTGAAATGTACAGCACACGGAGCGTAGGGTCCTTTGCTAGGGCCTGTGCAACCCTGTAGGCTACCAGACGTGACTTACCGTGGTCCCGTGGGAACAGGAGCAACTGGAAGGCCTTAGCGTCTTCACGGCTCCACCATTCAAGTGCTTCCCTGTGGCAGTCGCCCAGTACCTGCGTTGGGGCCACTAGAGAGATAAAGAACTCCAGATCGTTTTCAGCCCGTATTCTTATCTCTTCTATTGAGTCCATTTGATTTCTTTCTCTTGTAGAAGAACCAACCAAAGGCAATAACACCTGCGCCCATGACAACACCCATGAGAGGGTTTGACTGCGCTACGCACTTAGCTAACTCAATGTCAGCTTCAATACGTCCTGTAGCTAATTCGTACGCTAGGTCATGTACCTTACAACAATGTGCCCAATCTCCTTCGGGCCAAAGGGTGCAATAGTCAGTCAAGAAGCCCCTCCTCTCGCGCTCTCGCGAACAATGGGCCTCTAGTTTCTTTCCACCACTTGAGCCGGCCCTTACCACCTGTCGCTAGTATCTGACGATCTGTAGCGGCAAGCCATTGCTCAGGTGTAGCAGATGCACAACCAATGGTTAGACGTCCCGCTTCAAACTTCACGTTCAAACTGGGGTCTGTTTCATGGTCGATAATGATCATAACTCAGAAGCCTCCATCCATAACTCATCCACCTCAAACTGTGTGTATGAGGTCTGCTCTACTAGGAACTGTACGAGTGGTGAGTTCCTCGAGAACTCCTGTCCATGTTCAAACTCAGAGGTAAGTATAATCTTAGCCTTGGTCTCCTCCGGTGTAGTCTCAGGAAGATCCGCAAGGATTGTTATGGCGAGGTCGTAGATACCTGCGTACTTGAGTGCTGCGATCATCTGCCACCGACTGAGGCGACGGGCACTGGCAACGTAATCAGGGTCAGCAATCACGTCCCAAGCACTGTGCCAGACACCATCAATCTGAACAGGGTCAGCACGAACCAACATCTCAGAGTGAGTGATTGTCGGTCTGTCTACTTCGTGGACGATATGGAAGTCGTAGTCATTCAAGACACTCTCTGGAATATCGAGGATGTTGCGACGGAAGGACACGGTTGGGTTCTTGGCTCTAAGATCAGCCAGACCCACTGGGTATTCAAACTGCCCCTCTTCGGGGGTGTAAATATATTGCATAGTTTTTCCTTATCTCAGTGTAACAAACAACTGGCTTTCCCTATCACCACCCGGAAGAAGGTTCATTGAGACATTAGTGTCTCCCGTGTTCGGGTAGTACCCAGAAGAGTGGTAGCTGTTACCACTGCCCTGAAGAACTTGACTACTTGCACCTATAGTCCAACCACTTGCAGGTTTCTCATCTGGAGGACTAGAACTGTTTGTTGTAAGTGAGGCAAAAGTTATAGCCCCCGTCGAACCTGATTGTCCTATTGACTGACCAACATCAACGATCGTTTGGACTTCGTTGATAGCGGTAGTGCTTTGCAAACCAGTCAATACAAAGAGACTGTAACCACCTGACTGCCAATTTCCACCATCGCCATCAATAAGGATAGTGCCTGTTGAGGAACCAGTACACGGGACCAATGCCATATATGAAAGTATGGCATCACTACTCTTACCTGTAGGGTCGTAAGTAGGACGCCAATGGACATCGTGTATCTGTCCATCAATAGTGACATCCACCACATAACGATCAGCGTTACCTGCTCTGCCTCCGCATGTGATTAGCCAATAGTCACTGGTTGTATTCGTACCAAGGCTGGCACTGGAGAATGTATAGTCTTCAGCGTCAGAGGATGACCCGTTGGAGCCAACGTAAGTGACCCCAAGAGGTGGGAGGGAGCCTCCCCCTCCAATCAACTTGGAAAAACCAATCACGATAGGTCTCCTACGTGTGTTCCATAGACAGTGCCGTTGACCCGCCAGATCATCACGACTGTGTAGCCAGTGGTTGCCAAGGTTGGAGCAGTGCCACCAATCCATTGATTAACCATCGTCCACGTAATCGTGTAGGCAGTGCCATCATCAATGTGAACGATTGCAGTCTCACCATCAGCCAGACTGCTTGTTGGGGTACTGTTACCTGTGAGCGTCCAGTATTGAACCACGCCAGTGATGGCGGGTGTTGTACCTGTCAAAGACACCTGATCCTCTTGGGCCGCACCAGAGATAACCGGCGTGGTGAGGGTCTTGTTTGTGAGTGTCTCTGTACCAGCGAGTGTTGCCGCTGGGACGTGGAGACTAGATAGTGTAGCCATTATTCAAACTCCATTACGAATACAACGCCGGGTTTACCAGCACCTCCGTCGATATTGTTACCTTTACCGCCGCCGCCACCGGAGCCGTAGGCTTTACCAGCGCCACCGGTAACATCAGTTGCTGTACTAGCGTAACCACCAGCACCGCCGCCACCCCAGAAGGATGCGCCGCCAATGCCACCAGAGCCACCAAACGAGGGGATAGAGCTATCTGAGTTACCAACACTACCGCCAGTACCGTCACCGCCACTTATGCTTAGGGCAGCGCCAGTTGTAGTCGATGAACCAGAACCACCAGCACCGCCAGCTAGGCCTGAACTGTTACTACCAGCACTCCCACCACTTGCCGTAACATTGGTGTTGGTGCCATCGGCCCATGTAGATGTCTGGCCCTGTGATCCAACTGTAATCGTAGATGTTGTTGGGGTAGTTACATCAAGCATCTGAATTGCCGTAGCGCCAGCGCCACCGCCGCCACCGCCACCATTAGTAGCGCCACTAGAACCACCACCCTCGTGACCACCACCCGTTACGAAGACGAGTACCTTGGTTATGCCAGCAGGTTTAGTCCAAGTGCCACTTGAAGTGAACGCTTGGATGCTCTTGAAACCGCCACCACCACCACCGGCAAGTGCCAGAAGGTTGGTTACAGTGTCAGTCCGCAGGTTGTCAGCATCACTGGCGTCTTGCAGCAGCACTTTATCGGTGCCCACCACAGTTGTCGTGGTGATGGTTGCGCCATCCAGAGCCGCCTTAACAGACGTCTCGGTAGCACCTTCGAATGTACCGGAGTTAGAAGCAGACATACTTGTACGCCAGCTACCATCAAGGTACGAGAGTTCAACCCGTGCGTTGTCAATGTCACACACAAGGTCTTCAGCCGCACCTTCAATAGTTTCACCATTACGTGCAACGGTCAGGTTTTTGGTTGCCCATGAGCCATCAGCATCCCGGATGGTAACAATGTCACCTTCAGTCGGAGTGATGGGTAGCGTGATCGTGAAGGCTGCACCAGAAGTGTCAGCAGACAGTAGATCACCAGCAACGGCGGTATAGGTAGTCGTCTTGCGAGTGTATTCACCAGCTCCACCACCTCCCCCACCAGAACCATTAGACGCAGCAGTGATCCTGCCTTGTGCATCCACAGTAATGTCTGTGGCTGTGTATGAGCCGGGAGTGACGGCTGTGTCTGCCAGTTTTGCAGCAGTAACCGCATTATCAGCAATAGTCAGCGTTGTGGAACCCGTTACGTCACCCGTGTGAGTGGCGTTGGATACCTTGGCTGTGTTAGCTGTGACAGCAGAGTTGTTTGCTACCTCTGTATCAAAGTCAGAGACATCAGCAGCAGTGTGCGTATGAGAGGCAGCAGCAATGCCAGCTTCAGCAAGGGTGTTGTTGATGAACGCCGTACCGTTCCACTTAAGGATCTCACCAGAAGCAATTGAGGTAATCGTAACATCAGACAGTGAGCCTGTGGCCTGACCAGTGATGTCTGTAAGATAACCCGCTGACGCATGATTACCCCAACCAAAAGCTGTGACCAACAAACTAGCGCCTTCGACGGTGAACGAAGCGGTCGTGCCATCAAGAATACCAGAATGCGCCTGTACATCCGTACCAATAGTCAAACCCATATTCGAACGTGCTGTGGTGTAGTTAGCTAGTCCAGAGAGGTTCTCAGACTTTAGCATATCACCGGAGCCAGCGCCGGCCGGGCCTTCCGCGCCTACCTTTGCAACGAGTTCCCACCAAGTGTTAGTCTCAGTCGGCAGGGTTGGAGGAGCGTTGCCTGTGGTTGCAGCTACACATATCCATGAACTGCTCTGGTCAGACACGGCATCCTGTACAGCGTATGTAGTAACGCCACTATAAGCGCCTTGCCAGTTCAATGAGATACCGTCTGCACCATCAGCACCAGCAGCACCAGTTGCACCAGTTGCACCCGTCTGCAGAGTGAAGTCGAATACTGCAGCAGAGGATGTGCCAGAATTGACAACAGCAGCTGCCCCGGCACTAACTGTACCTACAGCTACCGTAGCTGCTGAACCATCAGCACCGTCAGCACCAGCAGGGCCAGTTGCACCAGTGGCTCCGGTTGCACCAGTAGCACCTGCATCACCTTGAGCACCTGTGGCTCCAGTAGCGCCTGTGTCACCTTTGGAGGCTAGGATGTCCCAGTATGTGCCTTCAACTGCACCTGTGCCGGGTTCATCGTCTAACGCTCCAGAGGTGTGCGCGGTAGCACAAATGTAGCTTGTGCCGTTGTTGGTAACGATATCGTTTAAGGAGTATGCCGTAGCAGTAACCCATGCTCCTTGGTACGTAGATGCACCTAGGGCGTTGTTCTCAGATACGAGAGCAGCAGCTGCACTGGCAGCCGCATTGGTCTCAGAAGTACCTGCGTTTGTTTCACTTGTGCCAGCATTAGTCTCAGAGGTAGCAGCATTAGCCTCAGAGGTAGAAGCATTAGTCTCAGAGGTAGCAGCGTTGTTTTCAGATACAAGGGCAGCAGCAGCTGAAGCAGCGGCAGCGGCAGCCTGTGTGGTCATATCAATGCCACCAACAGTAACGCTTGAGAAAGCAGCTGTGCCACCGTTAATGATGTTGTTGCTGTTCAGATCGAAGTCAGCTCCCATTGCATTTGGAGTTGACCCGTCGAGAGACAAAGTGTTCTCGAGTGCAGTGTTAAGATTAGCGAAGTTTGAATTGTAGGCAGCAGCAGACGCGAAGCCAGCTACAATAGTCGTAAGCGTTGCTGTTTTAGCCATTAGTTTATCAGACCTTCTTCTTTCAGACGCTCAAGGTCGGAGTCAAACCCTTCTTTCACAAAGGCCTCTTCAGCACGGGTGGCTTGTTCAGCTCTCTCCTTGCGTCCGTCCTTAGTGGTAGGTTTGGCCTTCCAAGGTTCGTCTACAAGCCACTTCTGGGCTTGGAATGTTGCGTTGCCCTCTTTGACACTATGGATGACTGTCTTGAACGCTAGGGACTTCCGTTTGATGTCAGCCTCTTCTCTAGCCTTCTGCACAGCTGCAATGATGGGCTTATTAGCCGATCGTACCTTCAACCATACTTCCCATGAGCCAAAGACCTCCATAGCGAACTCATATTCACTGGGGTCGTCTAGGGTGTACTCTACAAAGAGACGGCGGAGGGACAGCAGTTTCCTGCCGTCCTTAGTTGTCCAGTCAGCCTCTTTAAGGGTCATGACTGCTTCAGAGTCATCGTCGTAGGAGGTCTCTAGGAACAGTGACTTCGTACGGATGATGTTGTTAACACTGCGTAGTTGTGACTGTTCAAAGAGAGACATTAGCGTTGACCCGGTTTCTTGTTTTTACGGCGTGTGGAAAGAGCTTTCCCTGCAGCTTGTGCTGTGGATGCCTTACCTGATGTGATACGGCTACGTGGGTTCTTACGTGACTTGACCTTACGTGCTAGCTTAGCGTTCTCTGCGTGCGAAGGTGCTCCCCCCTGCTGAGCTGCAGGTCTGTTCCCAGCCTGACCAGCTGCTGGCCCGTAGCGTTTGTTACCTTTGTTCTGTTTAGCAAAGGACTCACGGAGAGTCATGCTGCTACTTTTAGGACTAGGTGCAGCACTCTTCTTACCATAAACATTATCAGGCTTCTTGGCCTGTGGACCACTCTTCTTACCGTAGACATTATCTGGCTTAGGTGAATGCTTCCGTTTAACTGGAGGAGCCAAGCCGCCACCTTCTTCAGGAGTAGTACGTGGGTAGTTCTTAGGTGCAGGGAACTTTGCAGTTGCCTTACTGGAGGGCGATCGTGGCTGAGTTGATGCCCCGGGTGCAGGTGCAGACTGAGTAGTCTTACCGGCCTTACGTGCCTTGTAGGCTTCACGGGCAGCATTGATCTTAGCAGCACGGTAATCCGACTGTGCACGGGATTCACCTTTTACAGTGTTAACTCCTGTGGGAGGGTTGGAGCTGTTGCTGTGTCTGTGCATCTGTGCCCCTGATGCTTTAGGGGATGTGATGTGTTTCTTTGCACGTTTGATGAAGTCTGAGATACTCTTAGCCATGATGGCCTCCTATTGTAGGGACAGCCCCCTATGTACACATAGGTGCACATACGTAGGACAGTTGTTAGATTTTAATGATATTAGAAAAGTTTCAACTGTAAGACAGCTGTTTAATTTCAATTATTTTAGAAAAGGTACAGCTGTTTAATTTTTAATGAATGAGGAAAGGTACAACTGTAAGACAGCTGTTGAAACTTGGGTAACTTGAGAGTACCTCTGTATACCTATATAACCGCATTAAAAAGGGCAATAGTAACCCCCTGTCACAAAATAAACACATTTGTTTTCATCTGTAGGGCGCTTTTGTTGTCAGGTGTGATATATTTGTCACAGGTCAGACGCTCAGCAGAGCTTCACTAGATGTCCATACAGGGGTCACAGGTCAGATATCGGTGCTCGAAAGTGTCCTTGGTCCTAGAACAGAGGACATGGGTATTCAAATGACCATATGGGGCTTCGTGGGTAGTCAAGGGCTCATGGACATAGGGAAGCCTAGGGAGCCAAACTTTTCTGAGATTTTCTTAAGGTGCATTGTACTACGCAGCAAAGGCCCGTGCCCCCCGGGGGACCCCTGTGACATTATTACCACACCACTGTGGCCAATGTGCAACACTACTATTCTAAGGGGACACATGCACATATTCGAATATAACGATATGCTTATGTTACCGTTTGGTTATATAACGATATGCTTATGTTACCGTTTGGTTATATAACGATATGCTTATGTTACCGTTTGGATACATTCGCGTGGCATTTTGTAACATAAAGATACCTTTATATGCAAACGTTTGAATGTGTTACATATTCATACATTGGAATATGTCCAGCTGGCAGCCTGCAAATAACTTGTGGATAACAGTCATTATACCTATTGACACGTTTACG